GATCTGGATTTGGACGTCCGCGTTGCCGAAGTTGACAATGCCGTCATAGATGACCGCGCCTGCGAGCTGGACGATGGAGCCGTCATACAGGTGCTCTGCCGCGGTATCGTCGATGTTGTAGCCGTTGATGAGCGTGATGAAGTTGTCCGTTGCGCGCTCAGACGGGGTGACGTCGGTGATGTCCAGCTCATCGTTGCCGCTGAAGGACGCATCGTCAGCAAGATCCTGCAGCCAGCGGTGGAACTCGATGACCGTGGCGTATGACGGGGTGGTGCCCCCGAACCTGACGTGGTCATCCCCAATGTAGCGGATGTTGCCGGTAGCGCGGTCAACGCTCCAGTCCGCAGCAACGATGGTCATGGCAAGATCCTCCGGTGGTTACACTTCCGACAACGCTGGCGTCGCCGGGTAGATTACAAATTCAGAGATGAGTCCCTGCTCATCCCGCTTGGTCACGCGCACAACGTAGGACGTCGGCAGCGCAGGCAGAACATTCACGGTCGGCGCCGGGGCTTCCGGCACGTTCACACTCACGGTCGGCGCCGGGGCTTCCGGCACGTTCACCGCCACGTTCACGGTCGGCGCCGGGGCTTCCGGCACGTTCACGTTCACGGTCGGCGCCGGGGCTTCCGGCACGTTCACGTTCACGGTCGGCGCCGGGGTAGTCCCCTGCGCCCGGACCGCGTCAGCAACGTCCCCGACTGATCGCGCTAGGTCTTGAATCTCCTGCGCAACAAGGGCCGCGTCGCTCACGCAGCAATCTCCATGCTGTCGAATGCCTTGGACAGATACTCGACCAGCGCAGCCGCCTCTTCACCCGGCTCTTCCGGCTCCGGCTCCGGCTCTTCATCCTCCGGCTCTTCCGGCTCCGGCTCTTCATCCTCCGGCTCTTCCGGCTCCGGCGGAGTGGGCGGGGCGGGTGGTTCGAAATCCTCGATGGGCTTGATCATCGCCTCGATCTGCTCCGTGCTGAGCAACGGGAACGTCGCCGCGATTGTAGCCCGCGCCGTGTCCAGCGGCAGCTTACCCGCCGCCGTCGCTTCCAGAATAGACTGAAGTGACGCCACCTCGCCCGTGGCGTCGCCCTCTTTGTTCTGTGAGTCGCGCTCCGCGAGCGCCGCCAACGAGTAATTCTGCTGCTGCATGTACGGGGTGTCGCCGCCCGCGACCGGCTCCATGTCCTCTTCGCGCCGCGCCTCGTTGGGGGATTTCCAGCCGCCCTTGATCGCCTCATTGTGCGACTTGTAGCGCGCCTCCGGGTCCATGCGCAGTAGCCCGGTCAGGTCCAACCACACTTCGAACGGGGGCTCAAGCTCAAGCCCCTCGTCCAGTCGCGCTTCCATCTTCTCAACAAGGAACTGGAGGCACTGATCATAGTATTGCTGGTTGAGCGCCGCCGTGTTGTTAACGGTCGGCATCTGACCCACGCCGATCTTGTACCCGGGGACGTGGTAGCACGCCGCGATCATCTCGCCAGTCATCTTCAGCTGCTCGATCAGCTGTGCGTCGGTCGCGGTGACCGTCATGGCCTCGTACTTGAGCCCGTCCCCGAGCACCGCCACGCGCCCGATGTTGCCTGCGCCATAGTTGGCTTCCCACTGCTCTTTGAGGCGCGCGGCAGTCTCGTTGGAGATGGCGCCCGGGGCCACGAGCACGCCACTGGGGCGGCTCATGTTCTCAAAGAATTTGGCGCTGTTGCCTTGGATCGCCGTGCCCTGCATCGCCGCGATCCCGCATGCGTAGATAGGCGACACCCCCATGAGTGGGTGGTGGAGCGTGTACATGCGATCATGAATCAGTTCGCTGGCCGGGACCGTGACAGACCCGACGTTGGCGAGGTTGTCCGCCTGAATCTGGTAGTACACAGACCCGTCCGGGGCGACCATCGGGGTCACGCGTGTCGGGTCCAAGATGTACAGCTTGACCACGAACCCAGTCACGGGGTCGCGCTGCTTCAGGACGTAGGTGTTGCCGTGGAGTAGCTGAGACGCGACCCACGTGAACGCGAACTCAAGCCACGTCTGGAAGTGGTTGGGCTTGCGCAGAACGGGGCGCAGGTCGGTCGGGCGGAAGATGCCCTGCGCCCGATCGCGCTGCATCACGCGCGCGGGCAGCTTGGAGATGTCCTTGGCGATGAGCGTGACACACGCGAACACGGCCCAGTACGCAGACACCGTCTGTCGGTCGACCACGATGTTGCGCTGCCATGCGCCCGCGAACGATTCCAACGTGCGCGGCCACCACCAAGTTGACCCGACAGGGGCAAGAGGCATACCCGCCTTGCCCCTGAATCGGTCCATGACCCGCGTTAGCGCGCCCATCACTCGCCCTCAGCCACCATGTCGCGCCGCTTGTAGCCGACGCGCCGCGGGGCTGTGGGCTCTTCGATGCCCAGCAACTCACTCATGGCGTCTGCGCCATCTGCGTTGGGCTCGCTGGCAACGGGCTCCGGCTCCGCCGCAGGCTCGCTGGCAACGGGCTCCGGCGCCGCTTCCGGCTCCGCTTCCGCCTTGACTTTGGGCTTGGGACCGGGCTTGCCCTTGGGCTTGGGACCGGGCTTGCCCTTGGGCTGAGCTTCCGGCTCCGGCTCTGGAACTGCGTCAGCAATGACCACCTTGCGGATAGCCATGAGCACGCGTGCGTCCTTGGGCGGCATCTCAATTGTGTCGCCCGGTGCGTGATGCTTCCCCGCGTAACGCAGAGGCACCCGCGAAATCACCTTCACCAACATGACTCAACCTCCCCGTGTGGAATGGGGGACCGGCTTTGCAGCCGGTCCCCCCTGACAGATCACTCCGTCACGTCACAGGGTCAGGCGCCCCAGTTGGCACCGGTGATGACCTGCACCGCCGCGTCGCGCCGACGCTTCCAGTTGATCCAACGCTCCGCGCGCATGGCCACGGAATTGGTCTGGAACATCGACACCAGCGTGGTCGCCGTCGCGCTGGAGCTGTCGTTGGTCGGGTTATCGAGCATCTGCAGCGACGCCTCGCGGCTCGCGTCGATGACCACCTGACCATCGTCAGCCATCCAGATGTCGCTGGCGTTGACCAGCAGCACCGTGGCACCGGCAGACTCCGTGGGCACGTACTCCGACGTGATGACCGGCAGACCTTCGAAGGTGCCGCCGAGCATCGTGATGTCGGGGAACTCGCGCTGGCCCAGTGCGTTGCGCATCAGGCTCAACGAGAGTGCCGTGGTGGCCGGCATGATCCACACGCCCGCGGTCGGGGTGATGTTGGCCGCGATGAACGCCGACATGGCAGACTTGACATCCGCGCGGATGTCGTCCGCCGTGCCAGTGCCGCTCGCCGGGATCGCGACCACGCCGTTGGAGATGGACGCCGGGGACACGTTGGCCACCGCCGCCTTCGCCGGGTCCACGAAGTCCGTGTCCAGTCGCTCGATCAGCGCACCGGCCAGCGTGTCGCGCACCAGCGCCTCCGCGGACGGGTTGCTGAACCGCATCAGCTCTTCGGTCAGCACCGCGATGTTCGCGACCTTGGACCAGCCGAGATAGATGTTGTCGAACGTCGCCTTGGTCAGCGGCTTGGGGGCACCCTGTCCCACCCAGTAGCCCGCGCCACCGGACGTCTGCGCCCGGATGTTGACGTTGAACGGCACCGCACGCAGCGCCGGGATCCCGTCAGCGCCGAAACGCCCGATGATCGTGCGGGGGCGCAGGAAGTCCACGAAGTCGCCCGCGAACTGGTTGTACTCGACCAGCTTGCTGGCCCAGTCCGTGTCGGTCGTGGTACCGGCAGCCACCGCCGCGCGGATCACGTTGATGACGCGCGGGGTGTCGCTGAATCGCGCCTTGGCGATTTCCAGCGCCGTCCCGAGCTGGCCCTTGGCCGCGCCCAGCGCCATTGCGTAGCGCGCGAACTCGATGCCCTTGTCCAGCTTGCGCTCCACCGCGACGATGTGCGGGGACCGGGCCGCGGCAGCCGCCGCCACCGGGTCGACGCCTTCCGCCGCCGCCGTGACGCGCTGCGCCTTGGACAGCCCGACCTTTTCCAGATCGCGCAGGCGGACCAGGTGGGCGTCGATGGCCTTCACCTCACCGGCCAGCGTGTCGTACTCTTCCTGCTCCGACGCGTCCAGCGTGCGATCTTCACCGCCCGCTTTCTCCATGACGTCGGACATGCGCGCGCTCGATGCGAGCCGCTTGGCTTCGAAAGCCTTGATCTGCTCCTGAATGTTCACTTGTGTGGTCTCCGAATTGCGATGATTGAGGGTTGCCGAGTCGCCGGCATTCTTGCTCAGTCGCACGACACCGGGCTGCGCCGGGGCGCCGATCGCGGCGCGTCGCAGC